CTAATTGATAGACGGAACAGTTACCGCTTTTTGAGCCTCACCATTCTGTGCATACGCAGTTTGCGTTTCTTTACTTGTATCGATCATCACTTGCATTGCCTCCGCAACCTCTGCAAATGTCTCACAGCCACACTTTGATAAAAACGCTGCTATATAATGCGGGGCTAATTGTTCTGCTATATTACTCTTCATTTTCTTCCTCACTCATTAGCTCCCAAATCACTCTATATAAAGGTGGTGCTTCGGGTTCCATTGGCGGAATTGATGGGCCACCATTTCGGCCTATTCGTGATGCTTGCTGTGGTGTTTCCAATTGCTCTTCTATATATAGCCTTTTTCCAAACTCAAAACCAATTAATAGAAAGGTGAAGAGTGCTAGCAACAACAGCCATTTGTTTACTGTGATTTCATCTTCGGGTCTTAACATAACTCCGGCTCTCCATCATTAGCGCCTTTACCTTTGCTAGAATCAAACAAGTCGCCTTGGATTTCGGCCCGTTTTAGCTTTGTCATTGTACGAACAACGCTATAAACCCACTGCACCGAGCAATCATATTTCTTGCTCAACTCCACATGATTTTTGCCGTTAAACTCAGCCCATATCTGATTGCTTGTAAGGATCGCATCAAGCGAACGCCCTTTGCATACATAGACCAACTCACCACCAAATGTATGCCGGATTCTATCCACAACATCACGACCAAGCGCAATGGCTGATTCATCATCCAACTGAGCTTTAACGCCTTCAGTAACCAGCTCGAAAATAGTTAGCAACATGCCATCTGCTCTATGACTTGATGAGTTATCCATGCTCTACCTCCAATCGTTTACGCCATTGCTTCAACTGCTCAATAAGCGAGTGAAGCATACTAGGCTGAAGCCACTCTAAACGTTCAACGGCAACCCCTTTATTGAACCGCTTAGCTTGCCCCTTGGCCCAGCTTAATAACGCCTGTTCTGAACCGTCCCGCAATAAGCCAGCATGAGCCATTTCTATCCAAACTTGGCGCAGTTTATCCAGCGGGGTTTTATCCTTCGGCTCTTTGTCTCGGGTGATTGGTGAGTTACGGCCTTTGCCACTCTTTTTAACCTCGACTTTAAAGCCCTTGTCTTTCATATGATCCAAGACCTTTTTAAGCTCCCCTGCGTTCATATCTTTGCAGCTCTTTTTTTTAGTTAGGCCAGTTAATACTTGGCGATAAAGCTCGTCGTCCCAAGCAAGCTGGCCTTTAGCAATATGAATAAGTTGGATGTATCTAGATTTTGATAAATACATAATGCCACCTTTATAGAGACTTGCTTACCAATGGGATATGAACCCAGCTACCTAGCGCATTACGCTCATAAAAGCGCACGTACGTTTTGGTGCTGGACAAGATGATTGCATCATCAAGTGCCTGCATCGCGTTGGCCCAGTCTTCGCTATCGCTGGCTAGGCGGTATTTACGCAATGCCATGATCCGCGCTTTGTTGTAATTACCATCACTGTTTGTGCTAAACGCATCTTGTACAATTTGGCGCAGTAATTTGTCTTCGCCTAGTGTTTCCAGCTTTTCATTGATCACCTTGTCGATGAGTTCTTTTGCCACATTTATCTCAGGGCCAAACGTGATCTGATCAGCAACGCCAACCTCTACTTTGCGCTTGGCATCATAGCTAGTTAACGTAACATTGCCTTTATTACCGCCTATCTCAACGTTATAGCTTGCAAACAAATCCGCTATAAATGTGTTCACACTCTTAAACACTTTGCGCTTAAATTCGTCATGCAACTCGGATAGCGCCTTAGCCTCATCAACAAACCCGTTAACCAGATCATGCTTTTGAATGTCGTGGGCTGCAATTTTGTCTAGTGGTACTTGATAGCCGCGCGGGTTTGCTAAAAATGTGCGTGCTGTATTGTCTTGTGTATTCATGATGATCCCTTACTACCGTGGTTGAATAGATTGAAATTTGTGAAAGCGTTGGCCTTGGCATTTGGGGCAAACGCTCACGCCTTCCCCAACCCAACCGCAATGCGTGGTTAAACACCGAATACCCGTAGGCTCAACTGTTTCTATCAGCTCTCGCTTACCAAAAACGTTGTCCCAAGCCTTCACTGGTGCATTTACCGCACTGGCTAACAGGTGTTGCATTGCGCCATCATCAGCTAAAAGTGCCTTTGATTGCTCTTGTGAAACCGTTACTGTTTTAGTCACTTGAACCAACGCCATACCCGTTAATTGAATTTCTACCTGTTGACTCATGGCTATACCCTCAACATAAATTTTTCGTCGATGAAATCCACTTTGATCGTGGCTGCCAAGTTCATCGCTTTTGCCATCCATACCTGCATTTCCATAGGGTAGGATTTGTCTAATTGCTCAGGGTCGTATGACAAGCCTTTCTCAATTTTGCCGATACACTTACCTTTAACCGCTGACAAAGCATCATCAGAAAAGTACTTTGAGACATCTAGCCCAACACACTTAAACTTATGCCGAATGTAATCGACCGCATTTGTTCCCAACGGTTGCATATAGATTCTATGGCTTCGCCACGTAAACTCTCGTAGCTTCGGTTGGTCTAACTGTGCATCCAGTTCTGGTTGTCCAAATAGAGCGATCCCAATGACTCGCTGAAACCCCGACTCAACCTCCCAGATACATTTCAAGTGTCGGATCATGTCATCTGTGAGATCCTGAGCTTGGTCAATAATCAAAATGTGTTTGTTGCCACTATTGCAGCTTTCAATCAGCCCTCTCTTTACCTCATTATCTAGCTTTTCCCCACGGGCTGAGCACTGGATACCCAGTTCACGGCCGATTGCCATAGAGATCCCATCTGCCGTGAGTTTCTTACGGTCAAAACGTGCAGGTTCTATTACCATGATATTTTCGTGATCTTCTTTGATTTTGGTAACAAATGCTCGGCGTAGTGTTGACTTACCGCTGCCACATTCTCCTGTGACCGCAACCATCGAACTAGCTTCAGCGACAGCGAGTAATTCTTCCAACTGCTGAATATGCGAATCCAACAAAAACAGTTCATCCCATGATCTCGGGTCGTCAAATGGGTTTCGCCTAACCTTAAAGTGACTCATTGCCGAAGGTGTTAACTGGGGGGACTTTTTCTTGGACATCTCATCTTCCTCATCGTCTTCTAGTTGCTCTGGCTCATCCCATCCAAACAAATCAGATAGTTGCTCGTCAGTTGCGCCATACGCCCGTAAATACTCTGTTATATGTTGTTCAATTTCAGGCCGTTTACAGTGTTTTGGCCATTCGTTTTGTGTTTTTAAGCGGCTAAGGCTGGTTGTACTAAATTTGATACCTTTGGCCGCTAATGCGCGAACTACTTGCGCTTGCTTTATACTCAGCACATCAAATACAACGCTGAGTTTTGTTTGTTTTTCCAAGGCTTATCTCGCCATTTTTAACACTGGGGTCTCCGCTATCCCGTTGTGCAATTGTTCAACGACTACATCAACTTCCGTTTCAACAACTTCTTGCTGCTTTAACCAATCAACTTCATTTGGGCGCAGGTTTCTACCTAACCGTTCAGCAATAATGATCCTCAGATCTAAATCATCCAGCACCTTGCCTTTGCGCTTGGGCGCTTCGCTGATTTGTTTCGCAATCGCGTGGTCTGGCTCAATAGTTTCTCCCTTAGGCGCAATACGGGTGTCATGCTCAACATTTTTGAGGTGTGTGTGAGCGACCAAAGCGCCTCCAAATGGAGCTAGCTTTTTCTTCTTAGCCTGCTTGATTTCTGCATCACTGAGATTTTCAAAAGCTAGCCTGTCCGCTGCTTTAGCTGCGCTTTGAGTCGCCGTGTCTTTGTTTTGGATGTGTTCTTCACCAATTACAGGGGCATCTAACCTAAAGCCATCTTCACCAACATCTGCTGGTTGAACTTGGTGATACACCACTTCATCAAGGGGGGTTGTAACACCTACTAATAAATCCGGCGTACCACCCACAATAATTGGACTAACCGAAACCGTGATCCCGTTACGTACATGCTCCAGTTCACCAACGTCATAGCGGTGTTGCTGCTTGGTACGTGGATGAACATAAGTGATTTCCAGATCACCGTTCACCTTTCGAGTTTCACCTGTTTTGGTCAGTAGTAACCTGCAAACTTGCTCATCTGGCAGCATGCGCAGGTAGTCGCGGTTTTGTGGTTGGTAAATGGTTAGCCACACATCTGAACGTGCTTGTTTGTGCCGACTATGCTTGCAGTTCATGCCAGGTATTTTGTTGGCGTTAAATGCCTCTTGCCATGCCCATACCGACTCGTTCAGCTCATCAACACTGCTAACCGGTTCAAACAAAATGCGGCTTTCAAATTGTTTTTCAACAATGTTGTTTGCCACTTCCACAGCCCCTTTAGCACGTGGGTTTCCAGCCTCATGAGGTATGTTCTTAACTTTGAGTGCATCTAATACATTGGTAATTGCTTTACCTGTGTTAGCACTGCCTTTATCCCACAACAAAATTTGTGGCACGCCCATAAATGGCGAGCCTTCGTGTTGCTTCCAACACCACATTAAAAAGTCGAACATGTTGGCTTGTGTTTCACCCGCTGACTCGTAATAACGCACGCGGATCATGCCGCTGTTGTGGTCAACCAATACATAACGCCACACTCGCAAGTGCTTTATGCGCTCTAAGTTCTCTGGCTTGTTTGCGTAAAACTCAGAGTCATTCGCGTAGCGCTGCACTTTGCCTTTTTTACCTGGCGGGTAATAAAGTAAGCAGTAAGACGGGTCTACTTGATGTACATGATTAGGCGCTAAACTGCGCATTTGAACATGCGGTGTTGCTCTGTCTAACGCGCTAACTGAGGCATTACGTTTAGCTAGTACACGGCTGATCTGGCTGGTGCTTAAACAGGCATAGCCATTAGCAACCAAGATTGATTTAGCCGTGGTAACATCCATGATCCGCTTACCATTATCACGTACCCCTTGGTTTAAAATGGCCACCAGCATATTCAAGGCTTCATCGTCCATCGCTGTTGTGCCTGCATCACTGCGTTTAGCCTTACCACTTTGCCAACCTAGCTTTTTGAGTTTGCGATATAGCGCGTCTTTGCTTAGGCCCAGTGTTTCACATGCCTTTTCGCGGATTGTGCCTTTTTGGCCGTGGCCTGCGTTGTCTAGCTGCTCTGCCCAGTACTCTAGAGATAATGCGTTCATTCCATCACCTCCGTACCTTCAAAGCCCATTTCGGCCAGCCACTCACCACTGGGGCGCGCATCGTCTAAGTCGCCATAGGTGCGGTGTATCTCGTTCCACACATGCGCGAGTTGAGTTAGTAAAATTTTGCTGTCGGCGTAAAACGCGGATTTAGCGGCATCGTAGGTTTTATCATCAATCTTTACCGTCTCAAGCTGCTCACTGAGCACCAGCATCTGGTTAAACCCTTCACGCACTTGGTTTTGGGTTTTAGCCAGCGCTTCAAAAAAGCTTTTGGCTTCGCCTTTCCATTTCTCGGCACTAAACTTTTTGCTTTCTAAATCAGCGGTGAGTTGAATAATCTTGCAGTCCTTTTCAGACGCAGAGTTACGCGATGCTTTGAGCATGCGCTCGGTTGCGTCCAGTTCCTGTGCTAACTTGTCTTTCTCCTTTGAATGCTTAGCCTTTAATTCGTCGATTAACTCTTTTACAGCTTCAGTATCACCTGTTTCAACAGCCTCTGATTCAATAACCAGCGCTTGTTCATCTTCAGGTAATTGACGTAAAGCTCGTAAGTCCCGATAACCAAGCTTCATTTGTTGCGCAGCTTCGAAGAACTCTTCACCAAACTGCTGAAGGTTTACTAGTCTGCGGTCCAAGTTTTGACAATCAGTTTTTAAAATATGTTTGCAGCATTGTTCCCAAGTCGTCAAAGTGACGACTTTTCCTTTATCATCTTGATACGTTAACCCTTTGTAGCTCTTGGTTTCTTTAATTTGCAGAGCTAGCTTCAATTCCGTCACTGTGACGAGTTTTCCCATAAAGCTGAATGCTTGAATTTGACCTAGTTGCAGCAGCGCATCTTGCTTTGAAGCAAGCAAGTCTTTCCCGTCAACTAGGGCTTTCTCAACCGTCGGTGTTATATCTTTCTCGCTCATAACTACCTCAAAATACTGTAGTTGTTGTACTCTTGCTGTAAGTTGCGCAGTACGTTTTTCATGTTGTGGTCTACCGTGTTACTCAGCTGCACTGGCTTTTTATGTAAACGCCAGCGCTTTTCATTTCCCGGTAGACGCTCAGCCCATCCCGCATGTGCCAAATTTGCCAATATGCGCGTTACATCTGCTGGACTAGTGTCTAACTCCTGGGCCAGCTGCTTTGGCTCAACACCATCCAGCTCTTTACCCGCCATCAACTCAACCGCTGCCAGTACACGTTGCACTTGTGCTGATATGTATTGGCTCATGCTGACACTCTCTTAATGGGCTTCATTGGTTTTCTAACTGGGTTGTTAAAATCACTCACGCAACTAGGGCACACAACGTCGATATCAAACGCCTCACTTTGAACATGACGCCATCCAATGTGATTTGCAGCTTGCAGCCATGCGCTTTTAGTTACTGCCTGCTTTGCTTGCTCAATTCGTTTACAACAATTGCACTGAATTAAAGGGCGGTTGTTGTGTACGCTTATATGCTCAGCGCTAACGGGTTTGGTTAATAAGCTCATGCGTTCTCTCCTTGTGGTTTTCCGTGTGCCAGTGCTTTTAGCTGCTCCATACTCATTAGCAGCACAGTTTTACCTGCATGCTTACCAATACAAATGCTTGTATTTTGCTCTGGTTGGCGTTTTTTAGGCGCAACTTGGTCTTTGATAGTCATACTATTTGCTCCTAAATCAGGTTTTGTTGTGGGTCGTCGAGCCGTTCAGCTTCGAGCTTGTGATAGGCAAGGTCCTGCATTAGCAGAACAATTTGGTCGGCTACGTGCTGGGCGTTACCGTTGCCTTCTTCTAGTTGCATCACCATGCCAATTACTTGGTTTGCAAACTGATTCAGGTGGTTAATGGTGGGCATGCTAGGCTTTTTACCTTTGGGCATATCAACAATAAGTTTGTCTAAACTATGCGCCATATATTGGAGTGGGTACTCTCTACCCGTTGCTGCCATGTATGGTATTAGCAGGCTTGCTGGCATATCGCCATTACCAAGATGTTTATAGAGCATATCGTTACTAACCCCCGTTCTATCAGCAATGCGTGGCACGCTCATATTGCGTGTTGCTTGTGCATGCTCTTTACAAAGTTGTAGAGACTCTTGAAGGCTACGAGCGACAACTCGATTCCATTGGCGGCGTTTTGTTTTAGTAGTCATAGCAACCTCCTTTTTGCAAGCGAGGTGCAGCAAATAGTCCATTCCAAAAAGAAAGAATTTTTGGAACTTCCAAATAGAGGATCTTACTGGCTAGAATTTGATCACCACGTAAACGGGAGATCAAACCATGCAAACCGAATTTGCTACTTACCAATTTAATAACTTGCTTGAATGGCTGTGTATTAACGACAAGCCTAACTATGCTCTGTATCAGGCTAGTGCGCGAGAAATACGCCAGCTTATTGTTGAACTTGGCAGCTATACGCATATTGAGCGCAGAGTGGTGGTTAATCGACTGTACCAACAACAAAACACGGCTTTGTTGGCGCTGATAGCATTGTGCTATGTACGGGCTAATTATGTGCATTGTGTGGCTCCTGTAAGTTCGGTAACTCAGTTATTAGTAAAGTGGTTACTTAGCCCTTACGAAGCCAAAAGCTGTTGAAGCTGGTTAACGCCTTGCTCTCTGTTAATCAGCCCTCTTGGCGGGCTTACTGTAACGTTGGGGAAAACATCACAGGTCTCTTTACCTATGATCTTGGCAATAGCATTTGCGACCTTTTGAGACTTAGTGTGCCCACAAACGACACCTGAAACAGTTGCGAGGCTAACACCCAGTGCATCAGCAACCATAGAAAGCGAATAGCCTTCGTTTGCAATAGCTTGTTTAATTTCGGAGGATTTCATAGTACATTACCTTTTTGAGTAAACCTTTTACCTGAACTTTGGCGAGTGAAAATAAAAGGTTTGGTTAATTGTTAGGCTAATTATAGGGTTCACATGTGAACCCTGTCAACATGAATTCCCATATATGAACCATAAATTAATTGAAGAACGAGAGAGACTAGGCCTCCAACAAAAGCAAGTCTATGATTCTATTCAAGTTGGTAAGTCCACCTATTACAGGTGGGAAAGTGGTACCCCAATACCTTCAGACAAGTTAACTGAACTAGCGAAGTTAGGATTTGATGTTGGCTATCTAGTAACAGGCAAACGTACTCAGATCCAGGAAGATGGAGTTGTTTGCTTTAGCAAGCAAAATATTCAAGAGGCTCTGACTGCGTTTTTATACAATACGGCTGAGTTAGGCTTGCTGACGAAGTCACCAGATGCGAAAGTTGAATCTTTGGTAAATATGGCAATGTTTAGTTTGTTTCGAGAGATTGGAGAGGTGTATCAGCCAGAGGTAATAGAATCAAAAAGTAGAAGCTCAAAGTAACCCTCTACTTTTTTTTGCTGAACTCAATAAGGTTTGATGGTTTTGTATTTTTATAACTCGACTCACAAAGAATGTTGAAGGCATCAGCCTCATCTTTCCACTCAACCAACGCCATATATTTTGTAAATTGGTCGTTCATGCTGTCAATATCTCTTCTTTGTCTAAGTAGCACATAAGCTTTGGTTCCCAGTCTATCATCCTGAAAAGCATCACTGTTCACGTAGTCTTTTGGACCTCCTCGCAATTTAACAGAGGCCATCATAATTGTTATGCTCAATATTATTAAACCGGAAAAATATATAAGACTAAACATTTTGATTCCTTGGCTTGAGTTTATATTCCCATAGATAACCGACTAACGGTAAAGCGATCAACGAGCTTATCGCCAGATTCCCTGAATTAATTCCCAGTGTGTATAACGTGCTTAAATGGTGTGTGCCGAAAATTTCTAGCTCAAAGAATCGAGCTACTTGAAGGAAGCCCAACGCTGAATACGCAAACATAACACTCAGTGATGTGAAACCGATACAAGCTTTATGTCTAATATGAGCGTAGTAGATCACAAATATACACAAAACATCTAAAGTTGCCCAAGTACCGTACCAAAACACTAGATTGTCCCTCGATGCAGAGACAATCTCATTTAAATAGGGTTCAATCCTAAGGTTCAAGAATTGAGAAAGAACCCAGACTGCCGAAGCTATGTAATAAGAGCGAGAACCGATTTTCAAACAATACATCACCAATGGTGCAATTACTGAAATCAACCAAATCCATGTATTTATCTCATGTAGCTTGTTTAGGTAATCTGGGAACATGTTTACAACTCAACTTACTTCTTATTATCGCTTTTCAAACCTGCATAATATTGGACTTCTGGAGCTTCCACAGCTTTAGTCTTTGCACCAGGATCATTCCCGCTGCCATTACCACCAGTAATCAAAATCAACGTTCTTTTATTAAGAAGCTTGATAGTACTTTTGCTAGATTTTTTTATGTGCATTTTTAAAAACTCCTGTAGTTGGGAGCTATCAGCTTAACACTTTTTAAATGGATTTATTTTAAACTAGATTAAAAATGGGAACGGAGGGTTGGGCTCTCCTGCCACGTTACTACTGGTTACTCAATCCATTAACTCAACTATAACATTTGCCAAATGTTAGGCAAATAGTTTTGTGTTTATTTTCGGAATAATTTTACTCATTTGCGACAGAGCGCCCGTATTTAGCGTTATGATGCGATACTTTGGCAATGGACAACCCCCAGATTTTCGGATGGTTTAATCAACTTTGATTTAACAAAAACATTTGATTTAACCCAAAGATTCGCTAAATGTTTGGTTAAGTGTCTACTTTTAGTTGAAGTTTACATATATAAAAGTTTACATTTAATTAATTGTTGAAACAGTAAGCTTTAAATATGTGCAGGGAGAGTACATTTGACTTGTCACCCTTTGTCTCTCATTGCCGCGAATGGATTAACCAAGGTAACACTATGACAGTATTGAACACTGAAACTAGAAGTAAAAAGCTCTATTACCGACGCGCCTCTTGGCAAGCTAAAACCAAAACATCTTTAGAAAAAATGATCATTGCTGCACATGAGCAGTTTCCAAGTTCCGGAGAGCGAACTTTTGCCAGAATTGGTGGTGAGGTTCAATGCTCATCTTCACAGGTGAAAGATGAACATAAGGGGATTTATTTACACATTACAAGCTACAAGCCAGGTGAGGAAGCCTCTATTTTAGACAATGACAAAACTAAATCTGAATGTGACACCGATATATATGCAGCACCAGAAGGAAAAGAATTCTTAGATGGAGATTTGTTTGCTTATATCCGTAATAACCATGTTTTATTTTGCTCTAGTAGCCTCAGAGAGGCTGGTCTTCAATATTATCTCCGGAAAATCCTTGCAAAATATGGGAAACCAGAAGTAGGACATACTCTGACCTTGGCAAGTATTGCTGATTCAAATAAGCTTAAAGTGATAAGAAAAGAAGGCGTAAAAGCCATTGATTTGAACATGTCACTGTATAATGCAAGTTTGTTAAGGCTTGAAGAAACAGATAAGAAGTCACATGGCTTAATGAACAAAGTATATGAAGAATTTAGTAGAGTATTTGCAGAAGATCCTGAAAACTCTGAAATGACAGAAATGGAAAACGTCGATGTTAGAGTCAGTTTAAGATTTGATGGAAAGAATGCACATCATAAGCGAAAAACTCCAGAATTTGGTGCTACAGGAAAGAAACACCTAAAATTAGCCGCTGAGAAAATAGTTCACGAATATGACCCAGAAAACGAAGTTGGCTTGGGCTTTGAAATCATAACGTATGGTGATACTAAGATTTCACCTCATGAAATCCAGATTTCATCACATGATAAAATTAGTAAGCAAGGTAAGTCAGTAACGAAAGTGGATGCATGGCAAAAGCTAAGAACGTATTATAATGACCTTAAGGACAAGGGGATCTTAAACCAGTGAAAAACAAGACCGATAGAGAAAAACTTAAACTAGCACTTTGCTTGGCATTGTGGGCTGGTCTGTTTTCTTATTTTGGTCAACCTTATATCCACAATAATCAAGATGCGGTAAATATCATTGTTACCGTATTTTCCATACTGGCAGGTTTTTTAATTGCCGTTATCACCCTGATTGGAGATCCTAAATCGCTCCCAGCAGGTGGTTGGCAAGTCGCCCAGTTAGGCAGTGTGTTGACATACAATCGTCTAGTCAGAAAGAAGTGGCTTTTCAAGCTTTATCTAATCACATTGTTTTTGATTTTTTGTGCAATCTTGATTAAAAAACCATGCCCTAAACTAGTGATTTGGTTTGAATATGTATATTTATATACAGGTTTCATTGCATCCGTACTTTCCTTCAAACTCCCAGCAGCACTGATGGAGCTACAAGAAGAACGCATTCAGAACGAAATTAATGAACGTAGGAAGAAAGAAGGAATCGAAGACGATTAAATTTATTAACCCAGTTTAAAATACACTCTCCAACGCTATTGGCACTCTATCAGCACAGCCTGATGGAGATGCCAAATGACCTTACCCAATCTTAACTACTTTAAACAACAGCCAGAGATCCGCGACGCTTTAGCACCGTTTTCTTTAAAGTTTGCTGATACCATTTTGCCTATTTTGTATTTAGAGGGCGGATTACGTGCAGATGGCGGTATCAACAATGTCGCGTCAGACCGAGGCGGACTAACTAAGTTTGGGATCAGTCAACGCGCCTATCCCAATCTCAATATAGCTGAACTCACATTAGCTCAAGCTGTTCGCTTGTATCACCGTGACTATTGGCGGCCAATGTATTGCGAGAGCATGAATACAGGCTCTGCGCTTATGTTTTTAGATGGCGCTGTTCAACACGGTGTGCCTGGCATGACTCAGCTCGTACAACGTTATGTAGGCGCTAAGCCAGATGGCCGCTTTGGCTCAAATACTCTCCAAGCTTGCCAAAGTACTTTACCCAACCAGCTCATTATTGGCTTGAGCCTGCGCCGCGCTCGTAAATACGCAAGGATCTGCGCCAACGACCACACACAAAAACCGAATCTTGAAGGTTGGTATAACCGCTTAGAGCACATCACCGAGCTTGCCACCGTGGGAGTCAATCATGGGTAGAAATTGGCAATGGAGCTACGCGCAAGGTCGAATTAAACGATTGAATGCTGAGGTTACTGCGAGACAAAGCAGCGAGCCGTTTGATGTCAACCAAATTCCATTGCATAGCTACGATGGCACGATGCAATCCAAATTCAAACGTGGTTGGCTGTCGATTTGTGAGACAGATATCCAGTGCCGACTAAACGGCCACAACACCTATCAACAAGTGCGGCAACGCCTCGCCAAACAATTTGGAGCGCGCCATGAGTGATTGGGTAGGACTAGGCACTGTGGTTGGCAATCTATTGGACGATGTTTTTACATCCGATGAAGAACGCCAGCAACTCGCCAACGAGCTTGCAAAAATCGACAACCAGCGCCATGCGCAGGTATTGGCCCTTGAGGGCAGAATTGTTGAGCTACAAGGGCAAGTGCTTGCAGCGCAATCTCAAATTATTACCGCTGAGGCCAAGGGCGAAAGCCGCCTGCAACGCTGCTGGCGACCTATCACCATGTTGACCTTTCTAGTGCTAATTGTACTGGACTCGTTCGGCCTGCTTACGTTTAGGCTCAGCGAACAGGCATGGGAACTATTGCAGCTTGGCATTGGTGGCTACGTGATTGGGCGCACCGTTGAGAAAGCCGCCCCAGGTGTAAAAAGCATGGCTGCTTCAGCCATTCAAAATCTAAGGAAACCTAATGGACGTAGTTGATCAAGCGCAGCGCTTGGCTGAGCAAGATTTAGAGCGCGCACTCAATAAAAACAAAGCCAATTTCGTTGGCCAAGATGTCGATTTTAATCACTGCTTGGAATGTGGCATTGAAATTCCAAAGGCGAGACGTGATGCAATTCATAGCTGTAAGCACTGTGTGGATTGCCAAGAGCTGTTAGAGCGACAAGCCAAACACTACAGGAAACCATGATGGAGTTTTTACTTGAATGGTGGAAGCAAATGCTAGCCGCTGGTGTGGTAATCGTTGGCGCAGGTTCTATTGCATGGCTAAGAGCCACATTTGTGAGTAGAAAAGCACATGATGCTTTAGAGCTGCGTGTCAGCGCGGTTGAGCAAACAGTTGCCGACTTGCCGAGCGCCGATGATTTACACGACCTAGACAAACGCTTGATTGAGGTGGGTGGCAAAATTGATGCGCTTTCGCCTCAGCTGGCCACCTTACAAAACACAACATCACTTTTAATGGAAAACGAACTCAGAGGTGCACGTAGTGGCGATAACTAACGATAACTGCTCTTGCGGTGCCAAAGTCGTTGTATTCACGGGCGATGATGTAAAGCACGCCTCATTTCTATGTGATGGTTTTCAAGTTATCTGTGCTGAAGATATGAATACCGACAAAGCTAACTACTACTCACTCTTTCGGTGCTCTGAGTGCGGTGAACCAACAGCTGAAGCTGTACCAACTGTAGTTAATTTTCTCCATCCAACTTTCATAGGAAAAAATCATGGCGATGCATGAAGTACAAGCTGAACACCAACGGATCAGTATTTTGATTGCGCTTAAAGAGTCTGCGGACTATGGCGCAAACACTAGCATGTTGCGAGATGTGCTGAAGCGCTACGGCCTCGGCTGTAGCCTCGACCAGCTTAAGACCCTGCTGAATTGGCTGGAACAAAACGGCTACGTTAAAAACGAGCGCCTCAGCGAGAATACATGGGTTGCACGTATTACGAGCGCTGGCATTGATGTGGCTGAAGGTACGAGCACAGTACCAGGCATTAAACGCCCAGCACCTCGGAGTTTATAGCTATGAGTGATGCTGTACGCAGAGGCAAACCCTCAAAAATAGACATGCTGCCTGAAGACATCAAAAAAATGTTGGATGAAATGCTGCGTGATAGCGGCAATTCGCAGGCCGATATTTTAGATGCGATTAATCGACGTATTCTCGATGCGGGCATGGATGAGGAGGCGACTATCTCGCGTAGTGGCCTAAGTCGCCATGCACAAAAAACCGAGGCTATTGGCAAGCGTTTAAGGGAGCTGCGCGAGACAACCAAGGCACTTACTGCGGAACTGGGTGATAAACCTACGGGCGACACCACCAAAATGATCTTAGAGATGGGCCGCTCACAACTCTTTACCGCCATGCAAAAGCAAATGCTCAACCCAAGCGAAGATGACGACGTTGATATTGGCATGATTAAAGACGCCATGCTGGCCGCTCAACGTTTAGAAGCTACAGCTATGAAGGCTCACCAGCGTGAAAAAGATATCCGCAAAGCATTCGCTGAAGAAGCGGCAAACGCCGTAGGCGATGAGTTACGCGGTGAGGATGGCATGAGCGAAGAGCTAGAAGATAAGATCCGTGGCATATTGCTAGGTAAAGCGTAATGAGTGAAAAGCCTACATTAACGGCTACCAGCCGCCCCACCAAAATAGACCTAAAAGAGGAAATGCAACTCTACGGTGTTGACGTTCCTGATGCTGATGACTTTGAAATACCAGACAAAGCTCCCGTGTTTTTACCCTACCAACAACGTTGGTTTGAGGACGAATCAGGGGTGTGCATTGCTGAAAAGTCACGACGTACTGGTTTAACGTGGGCGGAAGCTGGCCGCAATGTGTTAACTGCCAGCAAACCTAAAAAGCGCCACGGTAGCAACGTTTTTTACGTTGGCTCTAAACAAGAAATGGCACTGGAGTACATCGCCGCTTGTGCGTTGTTTGCCCGAGCATTTAACCAGTTGGCAAAAGCTGATGTGTACGAGCAGACATTTTGGGACAGCGAAAAGAAAGAAGAGATCCTAACGTACATGATCCGCTTTCCTAACAGCGGATTTAAAATTCAAGCGTTATCAAGCCGCCCCTCAAACCTGCGGGGGTTACAAGGTGATGTGGTTATAGATGAGGCCGCGTTCCATGAATCTTTAGATGCACTGCTTCAGGCTGCAATGGCTTTGCGTATGTGGGGCAGCCGTGTGCGGATCATCTCTACTCATAATGGTGTAGATAACCTATTCAATGAGTACATCAAAGATGCCCGGGAAGGTAAAAAGCCTTATTCGGTCCACCGGATCACCCTAGATGATGCATTAAACGATGGGCTATACAAACGCATATGCTTTGTTAAGGGTTGGGAGTGGTCGCCTGAAGCCGAAGCCGAGTGGCGACAGGCTAGGATTGATGAGTCGCCCAATAAAGAGAGTGCCGACGAAGAATATTTTTGTGTACCAAAGCGCAGTGGTGGTAACTACCTCAAGCGCATTGTGATTGAAGAGGCAATGGTAAGGGACAAATCGATCCCAATTCATCGTTTGACTTGTACAGATGAGTGGATGACATGGACGACTGAACAGCGCTACAAAGAAACAGAACAGTTTTGTAAAGACGTGATCCAGCCATTACTGGATAAGCTCAACCCTGACGAACAACATGCCTTCGGTGAGGATTTTGCACGCTCGGGAGATTTAACATCATTAGTACCACTTCGCATACGTGCTGACTTACACAAGCGCGTACCTTTTGTAATTGAAATTAAAAACGCCCCTTACGAAGTGCAGCGCCAAGTGGTGTTTTTTATATTGCGCCAACTACCACGGCTACGCGGTGCTGCTTTTGATGCCACGGGCAACGGTGGCTATCTTGCCGAAGCAGCAGCCTTAGAGTTTGGTATTGAATTGGTTGAATGTGTACACCTTAACGATAACTGGTATGCCGAGTGGATGCCCAAGTTAAAAGGTGAACTGGATGATCACAATATCGAGATCCCACGTCATCAAAATGTGTTGGATGATATGTGCCACATCAAAGTGGTAAACGGTATTCCCAAGATTGATAAGGGCAAAACTAAAGATCATGACGGTAAAAAAACAGACAAGCGCCACGGTGACTTTGCGGTTGGTCTATGTATGGCTAACCGAGCTTGCTGGATGGACGGTTGCCCGATTGAGTTCACCCCGTTACCAAGCAAAAGTGGCAGCAACGACTTTAACTACGACGACCTAGGCAGCTTTCAAGGTGCGGGGTGCTGGTAATGCGCTGGCGTATCAAGTTCGAATATGTCTTTACCATCGTAGGCGGCTTTGTCGATATTGAAGCCCCCAGCTATGAAGCCGCAGAGCGTTACACCCTTGACCTCGATGTATACGTGGTATCAATCAAACCTATTTTGCGAGTATAACTATGCTAGTAGACATTAATGGCGATCCGCTATCAGTTAATAAGCTAGATCAAAATCAAACCGAAGAAAATGCCCAAGTGGGCATGTTGCTTAGGCAATATGCTGAACACCCAACGCAAGGACTAAACCCAGCAAAGCTGGCCAGCTTGCTAAAAGAAGCAGAAGAAGGCAATTTGGCTGCCATGGCCGACTTGGCCAAAGACATCGAGGATAAAGACGGCCACATAAGCTGCGAACTGGGTAAACGCCGCCGCGCTGTACTTGGGTTTGATTGGAAGATAAAGCCACCGCGCAATGCCTCCACCGCTGAAAAGCGCGACGCAGAGATGATAGCCGAGGTCTTAGAGGACGCGACTTGGTTTACGGATTTTAAATTTGATTTAACCGACGCTATGCTAAAAGGCTTTTGCGCCAACGAGTTGCAATGGGACTACATCGAGAAGCAGCAACTGATCACAGGTTACGCCTACCGAGACCAAAACATATTTAAAACCCATCCCAATGACTTTAACCGCATTATGCTGAATGACAGCAGCGACGAAGGCGAAGCCCTCAACCCGTTTGGTTGGGCGCTGCATATTCATAAGTCCAAGAGTGGTTACGTGCATCGTGCAGGGTTGCTATCAGTACTTGCTTGGCCATTCCTATTTAAGAATTTTAGCGTGCGAGACTTGGCGGAGTTTTTAGAGATTTATGGTTTGCCTGTACGAGTGGGCAAATACCCAAGCGGTGCAACCGATGCGGAAAAAGCCACGCTCCTGCGTGCAGTGATGGCAATTGGCCACAATGCTGGCGGGATCATTCCACGGGGAATGGAGATTGATTTTCAAAGTGCAGCTAACGGCCAGGCAGATCCGTTTGAAAGTATGATCCGGTGGTGTGAATTAACTCAGTCTAAAGCGGTGTTAGGTGGCACGCTGACAAGTCAAGCGGATGGGAAAACAAGTACCAATGCGCTGGGCAGTGTGCACCAAGAAGTAAAAGAGGATATTACCCTTAGCGATTTACACCAGCTTGAGCAGACCATAAACCGCGATGTGATCTACCCTATGTACGCACTGAATGGTAAATCGTACAACGGTAACCGCCGGTTGCCACGCTTTGAGTTTGATACCTCGACTAGTGATGAAATGCGCGATCTAGCTTATCCGCTGCGCTCGCTAGTGAGCCTTGGAATGCAGATCCCTAAAACATGGGTGCATGAGCGTTTGAACATACCTGAACCAAGCGAAGGCGAAGCGGTGTTGGAAGTGCCAAGCGAGCCGATGCCTGGCAATAGCACCGCGGCACTCAATACAGCGGTGGCCGCACTTAATGCGGAATACCAAACACGCAGCACACAAACGGAGCTAGATACTGCCATTGATGCAGTCACCAGTGGCGATATGCGCGAAGAGTACAAAGCAACGCTGCAACCGCTGCTAGACAAACTTAACCAAAGTGAGGAACTGGCAGCCATTGAGCTTGCCGAACTTTATCCCGCAGTTGACCAAGACCAACTGACCGAAATGCTCACCAAGCTGATTTTTGTGAGTGAGATTTGGGGCATGATCAATGATTGATCTCAGTATTGCTTTCAATAAACCGCCTGCGGATGCGGTGGCTTACTTTAAATCTAAAGGTTATGCGATAAGCGATGAGTGGCATGATGTGCTGACTACAGCGCATGCCAAAGCTTTTACCGTAGCGCGAGTGCAGAGCATGGAAGTACTAGAGGCCATACGCAAGTACACCGATACAGCGCTTGCTGAAGGCTTAACGGCAAAACAATTTAGAGAGCAGCTAACGCCTGAGCTTCAGCGATTAGGTTGGTGGGGAAAAACCAAGAATGAGCAAGGTGATAGCGTTCAACTGGGTAGCCCCTACCGCTTAAATAATATTTATCGCACCAATCTACAAACCGCCTATATGAGTGGCCGCTATCGCCGCATGTTGGCTCGCAGTAAAACGCATCCGTATTGGCAGTATGTTGCTATTGATGATGCACAAACACGGCCTGAACATAAACTGCTGCATGGCAAGGTGTTTAGGTTTGATGACCCCATTTGGCAAATCATATACCCACCTAATGGCTGGGGTTGCCGCTGTCGCGTTCGTGCGCTCACTGAGGCACAAGTAAAAGCGCGCGGCTTAACCGTAGAGGACGGTAGCGGCTATGTACAGCAATTTGACGCAGAGATTGTGAGCCGCGAATCTGGCGAAGTTAAAACCACTGAGCACGCTAGAGTTAAACTGCCTAGTGGTGATGTAATGACGCCAGATGTGGGCTGGGCCTATTCGCCTGGCCAATCGGCCTTTGGCACTGACGTGGCCGTGGCACAGAAGCTAGGCAAAGTGGAAAGCACACAGCTACGCGCTGAGACCATTCAAGCATTAAATAATAGTGATGAACGGGCCAAGGCTTTTGAGCTGTGGACGCGTAAAAGTGTTGAGCGTATAGAACGCTTTCAAGCCGCAAAACATGCAGGCGATAAGGCGGGCTTAAAGGCTAATGGCCCAAGGCCGCAACATAAAACGGTGGTGAGCTTTTTAAGTGATGACATAAACCAAAAGCTCCAAGATAAGGGCATTGATGCGGCCCGTACTTTGATTTTATCTGAGCGTGCGCTGGCTCATGCCCATAGTGAAAAACACAAAGCCAGTGGACAAGCACTTGAGCTAAGCGAGTATATCAACCTAAGCAAATGGATTAACCAAAGCGGTGCGAGCGTATTGTGGGAACCTGAGCGAAGTGAAGTACTGTACGTAATAAACCAAGGTGAGCAAGCTATTAAGGTGATTGTTCGCTTTGACAGCAACAGCGACACACTAATCAATGTGTTTAAAGTCGACAGCGGTGACATTGAAGGTGGCATTAAAGGGGGAAACTATGAGGTGTGGCGGTAGGATGAGACTCGAACTCATATCATATATGCGGCGCATATAACCGTTACCCATTGGAAACACTACCACCACAAACCATTATTACCCAACAACTCGGTGATTACAATATGACCACTAGAATTGAGATACTCACAAGCGGTGATGCAACCAAAGTACTTGAACAAATAGCACAGCGCTTTGATGACCTGAGCGACCCAATGAATGAGATAGCCGCCATTATGGAAGGTGCAACGGAAGACGCTTTTGCTGAAGAACGCAGCCCAGTAACAGGCATCGCATGGCCAGCGCTTAGTGAAAACTACCTAAAACAAAACCCCAAACGTGTTGGCGGGCAAATGCTACAAGTCAGCGCTGGCGGCTTAGCATCAAGCATTACCGCAGATAGCGGCGCGTTCTGGGCGCAGATTAGTAGTAACAAACCGTATGCCGCCATACAAAATCTTGGAGGATTGCCAGAAATGGCTCCTGGCCCAGCTGCCATTCCACAGCGTGAGTATTTAGGAATAAGCCTCAATGAAGAAACTAATATTTTGGACACTCTCAGCAACTATTTTACCGAAAACTAAAAAACGCCTCAGACGCCCTCTGAGGCGTTTTTGCATGCTCAAGTGCTAGCGTTGGGTGTGGTTAGGTGTAATATGAGCATTAAAGGCGTTTCGAAACGTTTCTAGACAACAAGTTGCACTGTTGAGTAATATCAATGGGTAACACTTCAGGTAGACAGGATTTTATCGTGACTCTAAAAGAACTAAGAGCTGAATGTGAAATTATCATAAATGGCATAAAAGAAAATGGTAGCTTCCCAAAAGAGAATGACCGAATTGATTATAAATCAGCGCTAAAACCAGCCCAACAGAGTGCAACAGAGGTCTTTTTGATTAACTTCGCTAAAGATATTGTCGCTTTCTCAAATTCTTATGGGGGAATTGTTTTACTAGGGTTTGAAGAATCACAGGGCACCATTAAAGATCAAGGTTTGAATGATGAATGTATTCAAATACTCAATAGAGTGGATTTAAGTCCAGTTTCAGAGAAATTAACCGGAATATTGAAAAATGAGGTTGGGATTGAATTGCAGCCATTTAATATTGGCTCTAGAAAGTACTATTATTTGCTAATAGAGAAATCTTCGACAATTAACGTTCCTGTTAAGGATGCTCGCAATTACAAACTATATAGTGGAGACATCTATTATCGAACCTCGGGTAAAAATACTAAAGCTAATACAAGTTCCAACGACCTCAATCGCTTTGTTCAAATAAAAGCGAATGAGAGAAGTAAAGAATTCATGGAGATATGGACTAAACTTCTACCTGAGATGTTCGAAATAAATCCTCGAGAAATTCTTTTACTTAACCCCGTAGCCGGTACAGTTTACGGTTACAATAAATCTGATGGAGTACTTGAGAATACACAGATAGAGATTGAGTCATCTGAAGGAAATGCTTTCAACATTATTTTGAATGCTATTTCTGCTGGTGAAATTGGTAAAATTTCTGATGACGAGGGAAAACCTATTTATAAAATTGTTGGTGAAATTGCCCAACCTAAACCACACATCACTATGAGCACCTTAGAAAACGAGCTAAAACCTAAAATTTCTTATCAGATAACAAACCTTCAAATAAAAGCAACTATGCATTTTCTCGGCTGGGTAAACAAAAAAAATTTTGGTATCCAAAATGCGAAAGATTGTGAAATTAATCAAAACGAATTCATTTGGATAGAAGTAAAAGACGCCGTTAAGGGTGACAAACACGTTTACTTCTCCGAACAAGCGGTTAGGCCACTCGTTGAAGCCATAGAGAATAAGAGCAACCACATTAAAATGTACGGAAAACAGCTCAAACCAAAAAAGGCTTAATTTATTAACCCAGTTTAAAATACACTTCCAACCCAATTCCACATACTGGCACCAAGACAAACGTTTTAGTGCCAGAACATGCAAAATACCTCAACGCAACAAACCATAAACTGCCAGCACAAGCAATCACACATGGAGGTGGCTTCTGTTGCTGTGTGTAATACACAAGCGCAGCACTTCGGCCTTGCGGTATGTAGCTTGGCAAGCGAACCTGAAGAAAGTGGTATTAGCCCTCGCGTGCTGCTGATGCCTGATGGGGCATTCTCTGGCCATGACGGTAGACCATTTGAAGTACCAGGCAATAAATGGCTAATGGATGAAACGGCATTTAACAATCTTAAAACCGCCGCCCTTAGCCGTGCTAACGATTACCTCTTTGATTACGACCACCAAACCCTTTTTAAAGCACAGAACGGCCAACCTGCGCCAGCGGCTGGTTGGTTTGCATCCGACGGTTTGGAGTATGTGCCAGGCGAAGGCGTATATGCCAAGAACGTAAAGTGGACAACGGCAGCACTGAGTGCGCTGCGCAATAAAGAGTACCGCTACGTTAGCCCAGTGTTTGCTTACGACAAGTCTACAGGTCGCCCATTCAAATTACTTCACGTTGCCTTAACCAATGACCCCGCAGTACTGGGCATGGAAGAGGTAGCAGTGTTAAACCTGCAATACTCCTCAGGAGCACCCAAGATGAACGAAGCCCAGCAACTCCTCGCTGCGCTTGGCATTACCGTGGACGGTGATGTTACCAGCGAGCATATCGAAAAAGGCAAAGCGGCCATTACCGAGCTGAAAAGCAAGGCCGACGGCGCAGAAGGTAAAGACAAGCAAATTGCTGCCTTGAACACACAAATTCAACAAGCCACGTCGAACACTACAGTGGACTTAACCAAGTTTGTGCCAGTTGATGTACACAATGCACTACGTGGCGAACTAGCCGCACTCAATAGCCAGCACCAAGGGTGACTATTGAAACCGCTATTGATAAAGCCAAAGCTGAGGGCCGCGTGATTGCCGCCGAGATTGATTACCTCAAGCAGCTTGGTGAGCAAAAGGGCCTTGCCGCCCTAAATGCAGTGTTAGATAGCCGCCAACCCATTGCAGCGCTAAACGCTCAGCAGTCCAAACCAACCCCAACACCATCGCAGGACAAAACAGGAGTTGCCGCTTTGTCTACCGAGGATAAATACGCGGCTGATCAACTGGGTATTAGCCATGCCGACTACGCAAAAAGTAAAGAGGAAGACCAGTAATGGCGATTATTACACCCGCACTGATAACTAGCCTGCAAACGGGCTTTAAGAAGAACTTCCAAGATGGCCTTGGTGAAGCACAACCGCAATACAACGCAATTGCGACGGTCATCCCGTCAACCACTAAATCCAATACCTATGGTTGGCTGGGCAAGTTCCCTACCCTTAAAAAGTGGGTGGGTGACCGAGATATTCAAAGCATGAAAGCTCATGGCTACAGCATTGTAAATGATGACTATGAAGCCACCATCGGGGTTGACCGAAACGACATTGAGGACGACGACCTTGGTCTATACGCATCGCTGATGAAAGAGATGGGACGCGCTGCCGCCATTCACCCGGATGAAATGTGCTTTCCACTCTTAAACGAAGGTTTTACCACCTTGTGTTACGACGGCCAGAACTACTTTGATACCGACCACCCAGTCTATCCAAATGCTGATGGAACAGGTGCCGCACTGAGCGTAGCAAATATGGCTGAAGACGTTAACTATACAGGCCCAGCTTGGTTTGTGATGGATAACTCAAAGGTACTTAAACCCATTATTTTCCAAGAGCGCAAAAAGCCACAGTTTACGGCAATGACGAAGCCGGATGATGAAAGTGTGTTCACGCGTAAAGAGTTCCGCTATGGCACAGATTGCCGAGATGCATGCGGCTTTAGCTTCTGGCAACTGGCATTTGGTAACAAGCGCGCACTGACGCCTGACAACCTATGGGACAGCATCAAGAAAATGCGCACCTTCACTGCCGATGGTGGCCGCAAGCTAGGGATTAGACCCACCACACTTGTGGTGCCGCCAGAGCTTGAAGATGTTGCAACCAAAATGCTTGAGCGTGAAATGGAGTCAAGTAGCTCCAACGAACTTAAAGGTCGCTTAAAGCTAGTTGTTGGCGATTACCTGTAACCACTAACCCAAAGCCCCGTTTTGGGGCTGTTCAATAGGATGGAAAATGAAATGGCTGAACCGACTATTTACCCTGTGCGCATTATCTCTCAGCAACCTGATGGCTACCGCCGCGCCAGCATTACCCTCAAGCGTGGCGTTAACGAGCACCGTGTTACCGAGCCTCAGCTTGAAGCGCTTAAAAAAGATACACGCCTTACGGTGCAAGTTATACAAGCAAGTGAAAGTGCAGCGACGCAATCACACTTGGAGTCAGGAAGTGTGGGCGGCGATGTAGCACTGGACTTGAGCCAAGCCCCAGAAGAACTAGCGCACATCATTGCGGCATTATATGAGCTGAAGCCAACCAAAAAGCCAAACGTGGATGAGTTGGCGTTTGAAGTGGATGGCATTAGTGGCGAGCAAAAACCGTCAGCCGCCGAGCGAGATGATGCATGGGCCTGGTATCAAGCGCATGTTGTGAGCGTGGAGCAATAAACCATGACCTACGCTGCCGCTGAAGACATGCAAAACCGTTTTAACCACCAAGACTTGGTGCTGCTTACTGAACGTGAACACAGCACACCAGGTGAAGTGGATATGGCTGTGCTCACTCAAGCATTGGAAGATGCAACAGCTGAGATAAACGCTTATCTCTCTGGCCGTTACATGCTGCCACTTAGCATTGTACCAATGGCATTGGTGCGCATTTGTTGTGATATTGCCCGCTACTTTTTAAGCGGCGATAACGCGCCGGAGCACATACACACCCGCTATACGGACGCGCTAAAGTTTTTACAAGCAGTGAATCAAGGCAAGGTGGCGCTGGGTATTGATAGCCAAGGTGACAAGGCAACCACCAACGACACCGCCGTGATGGAATCAGCAGGCAGCGTATTTGCTCGCAACAAAGCCAAGGGGTTCATCTGATGTTTGAAATTAAAGATGACTTTTTAGCAGCGGGCCAACTGTTAGAAACAGCCCTAAGTGCAGTGCCTGGCATACGCCACGTTAAGGCGCTCGATGACCTAGCAGAGATAGACAAAACCAATCATACCCCGAGCTTGTTTTATCTCTACTACGGTGAGCAATTAAAGGAGAGCGCGTACGCTGGAGCTAATACCCTGTTAACGCAAACTTGGTTAGTAATTCTAGCGGAGCGAAAAGCCAGCAAAACCGCAGGCAAAAACATTGCCGCTACCATTCGTGCCATTGCCGGAAAAATGACTGGCGATGCTGGCCCGTGGCAACGCGTTAACACCCCAATCAAACCAAGATACACAAGCGGCCATGCGTTTTACCCGCTGGCCTTTACCTGTCAAATGAAGTTTAAAGGAGCACTTACATGAGTGGCTTACTAGTAGCGGGCAATTTCTTTATTGACCGATTAAACCCACAAGGCCAAAGCCTCGGTATTTTTGGCCCTATCAATATGACCAAGCTCAGCATCAAAACAGAAGCTGAGACCAAGACTCGTGCATCTCGTAAAAAAGAGTCTTATGGCCAAGCGTTAGATGACGTCAAGATTGCCAAGCCTGCTGAAGTGTCATGCGAGTTTGATGACCAACCCTCTGAGTTATTGGCAATGGCGCTGATGGGTAAAGTGGTTGATCTAAACGAAGCCAGCGGCACGGTAACAGATGCAGCAAAAACCTTGCCCGCCAATCAGGGCTGGCTAGAGCTTGGCCATAAGAATCTAGCCGCCGAAGGTCTTACGGTTAAGCAAGCAACTACCCCACTCACGCTAGGGACTGATTTTGAGATCAACTATGCACTGGGTTTGATCCGCTCTGTCAAAGGTGGCGAAGTAGATGCAGGTGGCAGCATTACCGTGAGCTATCAACACAATGCGCGAAGCGGTAAGACCATCCAAGGTGGCATTGAATCACAAGTTCGAGCACGTATTTTTGGTGAGGGAACCAACCTTGCCAACGGTAAAGCCATTGAGCTTGAAGTATACGACGTATCACTGATGCCAGATAAAGAAATTGATTTCGCAGCCAGTGAGTTTGTGAGTGGTGGCCTAGCAGGTACTGCCAAGCTGCCAGCAGGTAAAGCAACCCCATTCACCTATACCGAATTAGACGCATAGCTCCCGTTGGGGCTTCGGCCCCTTTTTACTATTTCAAACCTCTTTTCAAACTGAGTAAATGGCATGGCAGATAAAACACTCCAGCTCGCATTAAGAATAGTGGCTGAAGCCACTGGCAAACAGAACTTAGAACAACTGGTTGCTGAGCTAAGAAACATTGAACAAAGCGCTGATGATGCCGCACCTGCCACTGACCAACTCGGCCAGAATTTAGATGAGACGGCCCAAGCCGCAAAGCAAACGAGCAAGCAATCAACTGAGCTTGCCGATGACTTAGCGTCGTCAACTACCGCTAGCGCTAAGCTGGGTGAGTCTCTTCAAGACGTCTCAAATAAAGCGAAAACCACGGCGAGCAATACGCAAACACTGAGCGGCGACTTAAATCAAGTTGGTACAGCTACAACGAACGCCAGCCAAAAAGCAGGCGTGCTTGCGGATGTCATAGACGAGCTAGGCAATCAGCAAGAACTTATTCGTGCCTTTGAGCGTTCAAAGCGTGAACTCGAAGAGCAAGAGATTGCCACGGCTGCCGCCGCGCACGCACTCGACCAATTACAAAAACAAGCACAAGACACCACCAAACCATTTGTAGAGCTTGCCCGAGGCATCGACCTTGCAGAGCGAGACTTGCAGCAAATGCGGGCTGAGCTGACGCAGCAAATTACCAAGCATAACTCTCTGCAAGCTGAGCTAAAACGCTCAGGCATTGATACTAAAGACCTTACCGTTGCAAAGCGTAATTTAGCCGCAGGCTTTACTAAAGCTGGTAAGTCTGTTGATGGATTTACGCAAGACCTAAAGCAAGGCAGTGCTGCCCAACAAGCGCATGCGGCAAGCCTTGGTAGCGTCGCAAGCCAAATCGCGGCGGTTGCTGCTGCCTATGTTGGGTTAGACCAAGTTGGCCAAGCTGTGCGCTCCGTGTTTGAAACAGGCGATAAGTTTGAAAAGCTCCAGGTGCAAATGAATGGCCTGATGGGCAGCATTGCCCAAGGTGAGAAGGCCAGCGCCTGGATAACTGAGTTTACTAAAAATACGCCGCTTCAGCTCGGTGAAGTATCACAAGCATTTGTGAAGCTCAAGGCGTTTGGCCTAGACCCAATGGACGGCACGCTGCAATCTATTACAGACAGCGCACTAAAACTAGGTGGAGGTTATCAGGAGGTTGAAGGGATAAGCCTCGCGCTTGGCCAAGCCTGGGCTAAACAGAAACTGCAAGGTGAAGAAATCCTTCAGCTAGTTGAACGTGGTATTCCTGTATGGGATATGCTGCAAACGGTCACGGGTAAAAACGTACAGGAACTACAAAAGTTAAGTAGCGCAGGCCAGCTAGGCCGTGACGTTATCAAACAATTGATTGACGAAATGGGCAGAACCAGCACAGGCAGTGCCGCTGCACAAATGGCATTATTTAGCGGCCAGGTCTCTAACGCCAAAGACAATCTGGAACAGTTTTATAACCTCATTGCTAAGTCTGGTGCAATGGATTGGCTCAAGGGCCAGATTGGTGATTTAAACAAAGAATTTGCTGCAATGGCAGCTGATGGCCGATTGCAAGAATGGGCGCAGTCAATCAGCGATACCATTGTGGCAACCGGCACTGCTATCAAAGACACCATCACTACGCTGTATGAATACCGTGAGGAGATAGGATTTGTAGCCAAAGCGTGGCTTGCGCTTAAAATCGGCTCTTATTTTAGTAGTGTTGTGGCAGGTGCAGTGAGTGCCACCCGGGCATTTGTTACCTATAGAGCCGCCGTAACCGCAGCGACAACAGCCACCAATGCTGCGACCGTTGCTGCAAACCGCTGGCGCAATGTGGCTGGTGTGATTGCCCGAGGCGGTGTGTATTTAGCGCTAACCAATGAGGTTATTAACCTGATTGGTGAGTATCAAAATTTAAAAGTTGCTGAAGCAGGCGTCGCGGAAAGTCAGCGCAATGCCGAGTTACAAGCTGCCAAGTTAAAAGGCGAGTTTGAAGTTATCAGTGCAACCACTGGCATACTGGTAACAAACCTAAAAGAGCTAGAGGCTGCCGTGGCTGCTGGCACGCTGGTCATGAATGAAACCACCGGAGCCTATGAAAACGCAGCACGTAAAGCCGAAGCGCTCGCCGAGGCCACACGCATTGCCGCTGAAGAAGAGCGCAAGCGCCAAGAATTGCTCAGGCTCACCATACCTGAAGCGCTGCGTGTGATAGAAACATTAGAGCAACAGGCGCAAAACCTAAATGGTGTACGCGCTGGTGTTGATGGTTTTATCCAATCCATTGAGTCGGCACGTACCGCGCTCGCTGGTGCTGGGGCTGAGTATAGCCAGCAATTAGTATTACTGGACTCATTAAAAGCTAAGTTTGAATCTCATAACGAATCGCTAGAACGCCAAGCATACCTGACCAACGATGTAAGCAAAGCCTATAAAGAGCTGGGCATCACCAGCGCCGACGCACTGACTCAAACGGCTACTAAATTACAAGGAGCGTTTGAACTACTCCAACAAAGCAATGAACCAGTTGCGATGCAGCAACAAGCCTTTTTGAAGTGGGCCAAAGCCGCCGTTGAAGCCGCCAACGCCACAGACCAAACTGTGCCTGCGTCTGTGCAAGCGGCAGCGGCCGCGCTGGGTTTAACTGCTGAATTGGATAAACTGGTTAACGCTGCTAACAAGCTCAAGCCCGCCACAGATGAAAATAGTACCGCTACAGCAAAGTTTGCCAGTGTGTTAGCCAGCACCCGTGCTGCAATGGAAAACAATAAAAAAATCCTAGACAGCTCTACAGCCTCAGCTGAGCAAAAGGCCAAAGCACAGGCGGCACTAAACCGTCAGACTGGATTGGTGGTAGAACAAGAAACCGATTTGGCGCGGGTGCGAGAGCTAGAAACCAAAAATCTACAAGGGCTAAATGTTGAGCAGCGCAAGCTCGAACAAGAGCTTGAGCAAGTTAATCAACAATACAAGGTAGGCGCATTAACCGCTGAAGACTACCAACACAAAAAGGAGCGGATAAGTAACATCTTATCTGTGGTGAATGACCTACTCGGCGACTTTAAAGATGCACAAGACGATGCAACGAATGCAACCAAGCGAGGAACCCGCGCAACTGAAGATGCAACAAAGGCCAATGAGCGGTCTCTAAAAAGCCTACGTCAACAAAAAGAAGAGTTAGAGCGTGTAAGCCAAAGCGCCAACCGTGCTGCAACCAGCATGAGTAACTACCAAAACCGCAACCGCCCAACGGTTGAGCAGATAGTGGACTATCAGGAAAAGTACGAAACAGGGAGAGGTGCTGCCTATCGATTTGAAAGTGATGAGGTCATTGCCGAGCGCGCCCGTCGCGAGCGCGAGAAAATGCAGCAGCAACAGTACGCGCAGTTTGAGCGTGCAATTAACGCATCCACATCAACGTCAGAGCTATCCAAAATTTATGACCGGATATTTAAACAGCTCGTTTATATCGATGGCGAACAAAAGCGCGCATTGCGAGATTTAATTGACCGCCAGCGTGAATCACTCAAGCAAGTTGCCAGTGCCAAACGCAATCCCACACGCTCAAACACAATCACACCACGTGAAAACACTGAGTATTACAGCCCAAGCCCTGTGCCGACTAGGCCAAACAATAGCTCACCGCTGAGTGATGCGGTAAATGGCAAACTCGATAAATTGCTAACCCTACTGACAGGCCAGCAATCAGGTAAACGCATAGTCTTGGAACTCAAATTACCCAGTGGGAACACCGCTGAGCTGTACACCACTATCCGTGATCAACTTTTAGAAGAGCTAGAACAATTGAGTAACGCCCAATGATAGTAATTAACGCCATAGCGCTACCACACGCCGTGTGGACAGATGAGCACGATTATCAAGCCGTTGCTGAGCAAACGGAACTCGCCATTAACGGTGCGCCCCATATTGAAAAAACGCTGTTACCTGGTCGGCCTATCACGATTGAGAGTGTGCTGGAGACTGCGAGTGCCTACATTGCACTATTTGACCATAGCCGAACCACACTAACCGTGTTTGATATATCGATACGAGGCACGGTATACACCGTGGTTTGGGACCACAGCCAAAAGCCTGTCACGGGCAGCGCCGTCAGTTATTACTCGGATGCAGCACCTGATTTTTTTGAAAACATAACCTTACGACTAAAAACGGTGTAACCATGTTAAGAAGTCACCTTAAAATATTTAAGCCCCAGCGGCTTGGCAGCGCACCCAATGCAGGTGGCCACCGCACCAACAACGCGGTGATAAGCGGAAAGCTAAACGATGTATTTAGCTCAATCAGCGACGTCGATCATGCGCGCAGCGCATTTGATCTTGTAAAACTTTACCCCGCTGTTGCAACGGATGATGCAACAAAATTATCTAAGGCCCATGTATTTATTGCCGACCAACCAGAAGATCCTTTGGTTCACACACTGTTGGTTGAGTCTCCAAATTTACGAGACGATTCACTGCTTGAAGATATGTTGGAGCTTATGACTGCCAGCACGACCAAGTACCACGGGTTGAGTCATTTAACATCGCCATATCAAAGCGGCGAACTGCACCTAAGAGTGCGAGACTTGCAGCGCTCCTTAGCGCCAAGTGTTACTCGCACTCAGTCTAAACAAGGACTGAGACCACAGCTGGACAGTGATAGCGATGTTACGGGCTATCGATACAAAAAGATTGAGTCATTTGGTAATTTAAGTGAGTTCAGTGTGGATATTCCAGACTTATTGCTTGATTACACGAGAGTTGTTGTGCGCGAGCATTCGTGGTTTTCTCTTTGGAAGCAGCACACTATCAACGGCACGGTGGTATCAGGGGAAACGTATGAAGGAAGATATTTGCCTAGCGGTTACTTTCTTTGGATCTACTACTTATCAAAGCTGGATTTTAGGTTTCATTCATTTGCCTCAAGTCAAAACATCACATTAGGTGCGACAGAAACCATTGTTAAAGGGACGGTTAAGCTAAAAAAATCCGGCTCTAGCCAAATAATCACGGATGATGGTAGTGGTCGATTTATTCATTCTGGCTATATTATCGCGACGATTGATTATGATACAGGCGTAATTACTGAGTTAGAGCCAATCGATTATAGCGGGACGGTAAGCGAAGAGCTGGGCGCGTTAATTCAGTTAAAACCACTTTCACTGCGAGAAATCGAATTTGCGTTACCGTCTCAATCATTTGCTCGCAATAGTATTTATATTCGTGCAACGTCTGAGGCTGGCACTGAATATAGTGCATCTAGCGATGACAATGGCAACATCACAGGTACTAATATATCTGGCTCAGTAAGTAGTAATGGCACGGTTTCACTGGTGTTTGCGGTAGATATGGTGCAGGAATCTATCACCTATGATTATGATGAACTCACCATTATCAATGTGCCTAGCCCACCTGGTGGCATTGACCGCAGCAAGCTTCCAGAAGGCGGCTATGTGCCAATATTCCATGAGTTTAATCTTGTGTGCGTTCAAGACCGGAGCAGATCTCAACACGCAACACTGAGTAATGGCCAAGAGCTAACCGTTACTGCTAATGCTAACTGGGTAGATATTGTTGATAATGATGGCCTATCGCTCTACAGCGCCAATGATGACAATTACAGCTATGACAAAGCCACAGGCAAAGTCACAATCAAGCCTGGCATTGCTAACTTTTCCGGCCCGTTCATCATAACAGTAGTGCTCAGTGAGTTGGTTTTAGTGGATGTAATCGACGGCGACACGCTAAAAATACTTTCTCCGCTTAAGCGAACATATGACGTTGGTGCAACGGTCTCAAGCGCTTACGTACTTGGAGACCTACAAGCGCTGACCAAAGATGAACGGACTCTCTCAGCCTGGCAAAATAACTTTGGTGATTTTGGCTCTCCGGCATCGAGTGCGATCAACACCACACAATACCCAATTGAGCTGAGCAACCTCGGCACCATTGCCCAGCGCTGGGCCATTGTATTTACCAGCACTACTGCGTTTTATGTGGTTGGCGAGCATGTAGGCACCATTTATAACGGCGACATTACCAGCGACTGCACGCCCATTAATGCTAATGCGGGGTCCCCATTTTTTGTTCTACGCAAAGAGGCGTTAGGGTCTGGATTGAATCCAGGCGAAGCATTCCTATTTGAAACCACCACAGCAGGCAAACCAATTATGGTCACGCGTTCGGTTAGCCCAGGGCATACAGAAATTAAATATGATAAATCCACGCTCGGATTTAGAGGGAGTAAAGACTAATGCCAACACCTGTAACTGTATATAGATGGGATGACGAAGGTGCACCTCAGATAACTCAGCAATATGGCTCTGCAAATGACATTAAGACTGTATTAGATGCATGTTTAGTAGACGGTTATGGCGCTAAACAACCGCTGGGCTGGTCAAGAGTATTTGATAGTTCAGAAGGTGTTGTTTATCGCAATGATGTAACAGCTGGCTCAGGTGGTATGATCAAGTTTTGGCCCCGCTCTGGAAATTGGTTTGAATCTCTCGGCTCATCATCGACAACTAGCATGGGATTCCAGGCAGCAAAACAGTTCATCAATATCACAACACCGTATCATGCTGGCTACGAGCAATCGTTCTATCACCCTGCAAGAAGCGTTACAAAAGCGTGGGTTATCATTGGGACGTCCACCGCCTTTTATTTAATTATGGGCTATGTAGATCCAACAAAATCGGAACCCTTTAGTGGATATAAAATGCAAAGTGGCAGCAATGTATATAACCTCACACTTTTTTGTGGAGACATTATTTCCACATTGGAAAATGACGCCGGAAAGTTTACCGCGCTATGTGACCCAAAAGAAAGGGATTCAACTACAGCGGGGAACTTACAAACTCTAGATTCATTGAGTAATCCGTTAGACGCAAACATCAGTTATACCTATATGCGTTTATATAGTGCGGATAACAGCGACACAGCAACAAGTTATGCCTTAAGGAACGCCTTACCAAACTTAACGAGTTTATCTTTCCAATGGGATAACCCTGGAACTCTGAGCCCGATATACATTACTAGAAGCCCTATAGCAGGCGCAGGTGTATTAGATCTCACACCAAATGAACCTTGGTTTCGAGGTATTTTACCTGGTTTCTATAATTCGCTCATGGGCTCTGGTGGTAGTGAAGTCTACTGGCCAATGACAACTAAATTAGCAGGCCAATTTTATTGGTTGGTTCGCAGCTCCTCTGGATTAAGTCATCTGTGGATTAACATGGAGGAATGGTGATGCTTGCAAGTAGTATTTTTTGCGGCCCAGTGCTTAACACCGTTGGATTGTTAGAGCTAGATGTAGACCCGAATGCAACTCGTATAATGGTTCAAGATAGATTGAATGGAAATATAATTTATCACGGTGCTTTACTAGGTGAACCAATGTTAAAAGTACTCACTCCAGCCAAATTCTCATTAGACCCAGCTCTGATGGTCACAATATTTGATGATGGAAAAAATGGTGCTCCGCCTCAGTTTAACGCTGAAACCGTTGACAGAGTGCAAGCATCATTACCAGGAACTGGTGAATGATGCAGGTCAGGTTTACGACACCTGCAAATAGCTATACCAGTCCGCTGGTTGTTCGGTTTGGCGGTGGCACAACTCAACCGATTGAAGACAAGGAGATAGTGGCCTACTTTGATGTCGCTTACTCAAATAATGACAACTATGCCGTGCTGGTTGCATTGCAATACACCAACGCGTTTTCACTAGACACAATTTATCAAATGAGCTGGGCAAATGCGATTGCACTCCACAAAGAGGCAATTTTACCTTGGCATGCAAACCAAGCGGCTATTGAGCAGCAAGTAAATACAGGTTGGAAAAGCAGTATGTCTGTTATCACAAAGGAAAGTGAATTTAGCTGGAGTAAAGGACAGGCAAAGTACGTTGAGACAACTCAAGTCTGGAGAGAGGCTTCACAACATGAAACCGCACTTTGCATCTATTACGGGCCGAGTGAACGCGCATATATTTGCTATCGAGTAAACCACCCTCGTAAGGGCCGTGTAATTGTGCGGTTTGAAAACGCGCTGAATGCCAGCCCCCAGATAGGCAAAGTTAAACTCAGAATGTCACCGTTTGAAAAAGTCTGCTATTGGGGATTACCCGGTGGACCAGTTCGCTCAGATGATGACATTCCCCCATCGATTCCAAAATCCCGATTGAGCCACAGATACAGAGATATTACATCATGCAACCATCAATCAGCTGTAATCGACTAAGTGATGATTTAAAAATACTGATAAATAGTATCAACATTACATGGCAACGTGGCCAGTTTGCTGCAACGGGCAACATCAAGTTTTGCAGCAGAATAGATATGGAGCGTGCGATTGGCCAGCAGTTAAAGTTAATCATTAACGGCTATGAGTTCATCATGATTTGCGAGCAACCCAGTACAAGCAATCGGTTTGCGAATAATAGCTATAGCGCATCGATTCGTTCTCGATTGGCAGAGCTGGCTGCACCGTATCAGCGTGAGCGCAATTACGTAAACACCGTAGATAAGACACTCGCAGGTATCATGATCGACATTACAGAAAACACAGGCTGGACGTTAGACAACCAAATGATTGATTACCCAATCCCTGAGGGGGCGTTTTCGTATCGAGGATTGACGCCAGCGGCTGCACTATTAAAAGTAGCCAGCAGTATTGGTGCGATATTGGACATTAACGACACAACCAAAACCGTCTCAGTTGTGCCTGAGTGGCCAGTTAATCCGTGGAGCACAGAGCAAGCAACACCTGATGTCATTCTCAATGATGCTCTAATATTAGAGCACAATACACGAGACACCATTCAGCCTGAGCACAACGTTGTTTTTGTGAGAGGTGAGCAGCAAGGCGTTGCATGTAAAATCAAGCGCCAAGGTACTCCTGCAACTGATTACGCTCGCGACATTGTGGATAATCTAATCACCGATGTACAAGCCGCACGCCAACGTGGCACATGTGAACTAGCAAGAAGTGGTAACAAACGAACTGCAACCATTCGCTCCAAGCTCAAAGCTGACCTACCACCAATCAGACCAGGCATGCTATTAGGTGTAAGGTTCGAAGATGAGCTATACAAAGCAACGGTGGACTCACTGGCCATCTCCGCCAGTATCAGTAACCAAGGCGCGATTATGGTAAATCAAACAATTCAGGCGGTACGCAATGTCTAACACACTAAACAGACTCGGTTCAGTACTCTCCGGCACACAGCGCAGTATAGTAAAAGTGCTAACAGTTAATAATGATGGCACCACCACAGTAGAGCACAGCGACGGGACAACCAGTCGTGTGCTAGGTGATAGCGTTCAAGAAGGCTCTGTGTATATAGAGAATGATCGCATCACAGGGCAAGCACCAGACTTGCCGTATAGTGAGGTAGTAATTTAGTGTCAGAGATCAAAGATAAGCTACCCAGAATCATTTATAGTGTAAATTTAATGTAATGAAACCAGCTAAATAGTTCGAGCACTACATTTATTATTTAATCATAAGGATAAGAACTCTAATGAAAATTAATGACGATCACCTTTACCATGGAGCCGCGTTGACTCAAATAGCTGAGCATGCGCAATTTACTGCTATTAATGCGTTTAGAGATGGGAAAAAAGTTTCACGTAGCAGCTTTCTGATAAATAATGATATTGCTGTTTACTTCAAATACTCGACAAAACCAACTAAGGCTTTTAAGGAGTACAGCTTCACATTCAACAAATCACATTTGAAAGAACTTAAGGAAATCGAGAGTAGAGCTAAAAAAGCTTTTGTTGCTCTTGTATGTGTGGAGGATCGGCAGATTTGTTTAATTTCAAGGACCGAGCTCACAGAGCTGATTGAAGAACGGCGAGAAGTAAAAGGAAGTAATGAGGATACATATACATTATTAGTAACTGTACCGAAAGGAAAAAGCTTGCGAGCATATATGAATGCACCTGGCCAGAAGAAGAAAAAGTTATCTGAGAAAATCATCTCAAGAAACTTGTTCCCATCAAAGATATTCGAAGAATCAGAAACTGTTTAG